ATTGAAACTACACAGGTTAAAGCTACTCTAACTAACAATGGGGACGGTCTGATACGTCCAGCTCCTACACCTTTTGATGCTGATACAGCAGTTACAGCTGATACGATACTAGCTGGTATAACATCAGACTTACCCTCTGGCGTCAGTGCTAAGGTTATAGGACCGGGTATATATCTATCTAGTGCTAACCCATTTAGTGTTGAAATAGCAGAAGAAGACTTAATGAGAGTCTTTCAGAAGACTGTTAACGAGGTAACACTACTACCTAACCAGTGCAGACATGGATATATAGTACAAGTTAAGAACGCTAGAATGTCTGATGAAGACGATTATTACCTACGTTTTAATGGTAACGATCAGCTAGATGGTACAGGGTCATGGTCAGAATGTGCAAAACCGGGTATAGCTAAGTCTCTAACTAACATGCCCTTGGTTATACAGCGTACAGCTACAACCACGTTTACTGTCAAACAATTTACATACGAGGACAGGCGAGTAGGTGATGATAATACTAACCCTATGCCTACATTTGTTGGCAAACGTATTAATAAAGTATTGTTTCACCGTAATAGATTAGCTATTCTAGCCGGAGAAAATGTAGTAACATCCAGACCCGGATCGTTAGGAACCCCTGATTTCTTTGTAGAATCAGCTCTAACTGTATCAGCTAGTGACCCTATTGACATATCTTCTGCCTCTATGTTCCCGTCTGACCTATTTGATGGTATAGAAATCAACGCTGGATTACTTGTATTTAGTACAAACCAGCAGTTCTTGCTATCATCAGACGATACTGTGTTAAATCCTGATACTGCTAAACTACGAAGTGTCTCTACATATAATTATAACAAGGATATACCTCCTATATCACTCGGTACTACTATAGCTTACGTAGATAATTCTGGTAAATTTAGCCGTATGAATCAGATGGCTAATACAGCAAGGGAAGGAGAACCCTCTATAGCAGAGATTAGTAAATTAGTACCTTCATTACTACCCAAAGAGTTAGATTTACTGACTAATTCTAGAGAAAACTCTCTGATATTAATAAGTAAAAGTAACACAGATACAGTATTTGGTTATAAATATCTACAGGTAGGGGATAGAACACAGCAACAAGCATGGTTTAAATGGAAACTCAATAACCCATTGCTATATCATTTTATTATTAATGATGAGTATTTCTATATAGATACAGATAACTTCCTACAGAGTATAAAAATTATACAATCTGATGATGACCCTAGCTTTATACAAGATGACATTTCTTATCAGATACACTTAGATAATCATACGACTATCAGTGGAGGTAGCTACAATGCTACTACAAACTTAACTACATTTAGTGGTGTCAGTTGGTTGCCTAATGTTACAACACCTAACTATTCTCTAGCACTGATTGATATAAATACAAACGCAACTAGAATAGCTAGATACGCATTGCCGACATTGACTGGTACAACTAGCTTTACAGTCCCGGGAGACTGGTCAGGTGCGACTTTGACTATAGGTTATCTATATGAATATCTTGTAGAGTTTCCTAGGATATATCCGAAGAAAGAACAAGCAGAACAATCCAAAGCTGATGTTAATTCATCACTTATACTACATAGAGTTAAGTTTCATTTCGGTCTTATAGGTCTATACGAAACCACGCTTGTACGTGTAGGAAAGAGTGACTATACTGAAGTCTACGAGTCATCATTACTAGATGAGTACCAAGTATCAGACGCTCCATACTTAGAAGAGTTTATCAAAACTATACCTGTTTATGAAAAGAATAGCAACGTAGAAATATTCTTAAAATCAAGTCATCCAGCTCCAGCTACCCTAAGAGGACTAGCATGGGAAGGGGACTATTCACCATTATTTTACAAACGTGTCTAAATACATTCACCCAGTTACAACCGAGGCTGCTATAGAGGTAGCCTCAAACTTACGTTCAGATGACCTCAGAGAGGTGGTAGATGGTCATGGGTTAGATCCTATGGTCTTCCTACCTATGGTCGGTCAGGAAGGCTCTGCTGTGTATTTCACAGTACCAGACGGCAAGACTGCCGGACTAGCAGGAGTCGGGGATGCGGGTCGGATTTGGATGTTATGCACTCCAGAGATAGAACGCTATCCAATTACATTTGCAAGAGAAGCGAAGCGGTTTGTCGATAGCCGTGAAGAGCCTTTATTGTGGAACATAGTAGACTGTAGAAATACAGTACATTTAAAACTGTTAAAGTTTTTAGGGTTCAAGTTCTTACGTATAGTTGAGAACGGACCATACCAATTACCTTTTATAGAATTTTGCCGTGTGCGTAGATGCTAATGCTTCAGCAAGAAATGCTGCAAGACAACGATGGATGCAGAAAGATGCTCAGTATCGTTCTGAATCCTTAAAGTTTTTTAACAGAGAAGCTCAAGCTGTTAGAAGAAAAGGAGAAAACACTAGAGGTTACAGTATAGAAATCTCTAATGATTTAGAAAGAGCTAAGTATGTACAAGGTCAAGCCTTGAAAGCATACGAAAAAGGGTTTATATCTTATCAATCTAATAAAGCTACAGCTAAATCTAAAGAGCAAGGTAGATCTAGAACAGCTGGTAGAGCAAGTATGCTCGCCTTACTACGATCTCAGGGTACGCTTGAAGGTGCTGTACGCAAGGAGTATGGTATAAACATGCAAAGACGTTATAGAGCTAGACTTGCTAAGCTACAAAATCAACAAGCAAAAGCAAGAAATGATTTAGGTGTAAAACCAGAATACGGAGCACCTGTACTTATGCCACCAACTGATAGACTATCCGGTGCATTACAAATAGCTTCACAAGTAGCGAGCATTGTTTCGGGTTTTAAGGGGCTCGGCGGAGCGGATAAAACGCTAATGACACCTGATTATGTTACTGATCCAATTCCAACCTTACCCAACGGAATGACTGATTGGTCTCAAGCTTTACTTATAGAACCATGACACAACAAGCACAAGAATCTTATTATGAATCGCTTGGTAGACAGCAAGGATCTCCATTTCAAGGCAAGGGAATTGCATATATGGAGGTTGAGCCTGATCTTACTAAAGCGGTTAATGACAATATAGACGCAGAAATCGCAGACACAAAGCAGTTTTTTTCAGACAATGCTGCTAGATTTAACGAAACTAGACAAGCAGCTAGTGGTCGATGGAGAGACCTAGCTAATTTAACTAGAGACGGTAGAACTATTATACAAAACTGGAAGGATCATCAGGATGAAAAGACAAATTTACAAAAGTATAAAGACTTAAATAAAAATAAGGAATGGAAAACTCAGTTTGATTCTGAGGGCATAGAATTTGAAAAAGAAACAGGAAGAAACTTAGTTGATCTAAATAATGAATTAGGTAAGGCAAAGGCTTCTATTGACGAAATAGGGTACTATGATACGTTTGACGAAAACGATCAGCCTATCCGAATATACTCTCAGAACTATGAAGACTATGCTTTATTTATTTCTAGTCTTCCAACTAATAGTGGTAGAGGTACAGCAAACGAAGCTGAAAGACATTATGACGAGTGGATTCGTGTTGCTAAAAAGTCTGTAGTACATGAAGACACCGGACTGTTTTGGAAAGACTTAAACTACGGACAGAAACAGGAATGGAAACAAAGTGTTGATGCTCTGTATATTCAGATGTGGAGACAGAAAGATCCTAACCTAAGTGACAGATTAATTATTGATAAGCTGCTTCCAAAGTTTGAAAATTATGACAAATCTTTGTTTAGTGGTCAGGCAAGTATATCACAAGAGGGAACTGAGTATGCTATAGGTCAAAACAGCATGATGCAGGGTTGGAGTATTATTCGTAGTATGAGTAACTCAATAACTAGGAATAACACATACTCTACTAAAGATAATATTGTAGCTGATGAGATGTTTGGAAAAGGTGGTTGGTATCAGCAACGAGTTGCATTTCATGAAGGTAGACTTGGTGATAAGAAAGCTGCTAGACAGGCTGCTAATGCAGACCTAACAAAGCTTTTAGATGATGGTATCAATAGTGGTATGATAAACGAACAGCATCTAGATGACGTATTTACTGAGTGGAACTACGAAAAGTCTGATGGCAGTGGTTTAACTACTTTCATGGATATGAACAATGATAGTAAGAGGATACTTCAAAATGCGATCAATACACTAGAAGCTAAAAAAGCTGGTGATGATAAAATTGTTGCACAGACTAGATTAAACAAAGCAGCAGAGGATCTAAAAAGAGGTAAGTTTATGTCTCAAGAAGATCTTAATTATTATGTTGCTTATCCAGACTTATACTCAAAAGCAGAGGCTATCTATAATCAAGGACAACGTGGTGGGATAAATAATCCAGCATATGCCACGGCTAATGCTGAAATGAACAACCAGTTTCTTATCAGAGCAGGCGATCAAAACGCTTTTGATAATTTAGCAGGCTTTGATCCAAAGAAAAAAAGTCAAGCAAGAGATGCTATTGTAGCTAGTAATTATGATTTCATCAAAGCACGTGGTACAAGATATTTCTTAGAGCAAGTTGAAAAGCTTGAAGAAACTATGCAAGATGAAGATAAAATTAATGCAGAAGCTTTACGTAGAACTTTAGAAGCCTTAAACGAAGGTAAGTTTGATGATGCTATAAACAATGCAATAGGAGACGTAAAGTATGAAAACCCTAAAGACGTGCTTATCAGAAACTCTGAGTCAATTAAGAAAGATCATAAAGGCTGGTTAAAAAATAAGTCGTATCATTTTGGTGAAGAAATATATGCTTTTCAAGGTGAGGATTTTCTTTTATATGGTGGACCCGCCCCAGCTTTGTATAGAGAACTACTAATCGCCTATCCTAATCTAGATATTAAAAATCTTATATATGAAAGACTCGTAGCTGTCGGACAAATAGATCCAAATGATGAAAGGTTTGCTGCATATGGTTTAAGAATGTCTAGTAACAAGAATATACTAGAGCCTAGATTGTTAACTAATTATCCAGATAAATCAACAGCGTTAAGATTTGCTATAGTTAACTCTGAAAACTGGAAAGAGGGTTTTAAAACTATTGAAAACCAATCAGCTTTAGAACACTTTGATGGTACTGGTGCATTTAAAGTTGATGGCGAGTTTAGCGAGACGATTGACTTACGATCACTTCCTGTTCTTATTGGTGGTACTGATGTTGAGGGAGCTCCTCAAGATATCTACCAACTAGCTTTCCAAAACCCAGACGCTGAGTTTGGTAAATATAGAATAAAGGGTAGGCAGTTAACTACCTTACTAGAGCATATGTATAAAAAAGGTCTAATCAAAGATGGTCAAGAGTTTAATGAAAACTTTGAAGCAGCCTTAGTACTTAAGGCACTGAAGTTTGATGCTAACGAGAATCTTAAATGGAATGGTGATACAAGCTATTTAGGTTTGTTTGAATTAAGCGATGAGGATCAAGAACTGTTCGATAAGTTAACAGGAGCAGACGGACAGAATATACCAAGCAAATTTAACAACTTACAATTCCTAATAAAGGCATTAGTAACCGACGAAATTAACACTAAATTATAATGGAAGATGACATTCAATACGATCCTACAGGACTGCCTTCCGTAAATGAGATCGCTGCTCAATTTGAAGAAGAGCAACAAAGACAAGACGACCTAAACGATAGTAAGCAACTAGCTGATCGACAAAGAGAACAGTATACAGATGAACGAGAAGACCCACGTAACTCAGATTCATGGGGTCTAGCCGCAGTCGGTAAAGAGATCGGAAGTGCAGTCAGTGGTGGTGTAACGGATACTGCTTCCTCTGCTACAACTTTTGCAGAAAGAACTGTTGACGCACTTTCTGGTGCAAGACAAAGAGAGATAGAAGAACAGGGTTATTACCGACCTGATTGGGACCCGTTCTATAATTATGAAGATCCGATTGTAACTAAGACTTGGTGGGGGCAGCTACTAAGAGGAACAGTTCACTTTGGTACAATGGCTTTAGGAACTGTTTTAGCTGCTAAAGGACTAGCTGCTACAGGTCTACCGGTATTAGCAACTGCTGGTGCAGGGTTAATGGGCATGGGAAATATTACTAGAGCTATGGCTATTGGTGGTATTTCTGACCTTATCTCTAAAGAGTCTGATGGACATAATGCTTTAGGTAGTTTACGTGACCACTATGGTTGGATAGATACACCTCTAAGTACAAGAGATACTGACCATCCTATTATGATGAAAATGAAAAACATCGTAGAAGGTATGGGTATAGGACTTGCATTTGATGGTGTAGGTATGCTACTCGGTAAGGGTGGTAAATCAGTAAGACGTCAGATTATAAGACGTAACGGAAGCATCGAAGATCAGACTACTACTCAAGCGTTAGCACAGCTACGTAGAGGAGAGACTGAGTTTCGTGCTGAGAAAAACAAAGTAATAGCTCAAAGGCATCAAGGTGCTCACACATCTACTGTAGAGCCCGGGCAAGCTAGAGAACAGTTAAAGAAAACTAGAACTGACTGGGGATCTGAAGATGGATCTACAGGTGGTGTCACTACTGCTGTCGAAAGAGAGCGTATTGCTAGATACGGTGGTACTACAGATGAGATTGTTGAGACTACTTTGAGAGGATTAATGAGCGACGAGAAGTTTAAAGTAGAACTAGAGTCCGTAAAGGGTGACAGAAAAGCTTTAGCTGATGTCTGGCGTGATGCAATCACTGAGTTTCATAAAATAACAGATGGTAGAGAACCGTTTGATATGACACCAGAGGAGTATTTAAATGACTTATTTGAAAAACAAAAAGCTACTTTACCTCTAGGTGACAATGTATTTGAAACATGGTCTGCTGAAACAGTTGTTACAGCTGATTTAGTTGTAGGTGACTTACTTAAAAAGCTACGTGATACAGGTATAGCAGGCAGAGAACTGATGGATTATGTATCACTAGATGATATAGATGGACCCGCAAAGCAGATTGTAGATACTATGCTTACAGCTTTGTATCAAACAAAGAAATCTAGGTTTGTAGCTTCTGATTATTTTAGATCATTTGGAGCTGGTAAGACTAGACAGCAAATAGATGATGCAGTAAACCAAGCAGTTCAGTCTGACATGGCAGATGTTAAAGAATCTATCATGTCTATCCTTAAAATAGCTAAAGATGATCCAGACGACAACCTACTAAATGCGTTGTTTGAAGCGTTTTCTATGATGAAAAACGTTAATAATCTAGATGACTTTGACAACTGGGCTAGAAAAGTACTAAGAGGTGGACGATTTGATGAATCACAACCTGATCGTACTGGTGCAATGATAAGAAGCTTACAGGAAATGGTAAGCCATAGTGTATTAAGCGGACCTAAAACTCCAATGCGAGCACTTTTAGGTACAGGTACTGCAACATTCTTAAGACCATTATCAACCTTTATGGGTGCGATTATACGTTATCCGTTTGAGGGCGATAGTGCTACAATCAGATCTAGCCTTTCGTCTATGAATGGTATGATGGAAGCTGTACCAGAAGCATTTGATTTATTCTTTACTAAGTTAAATGGTTACTGGAGTGGTGAATTATCAACCGTTAGAACAAGATATACAGAATTTAGTAAAGGTGATTATAACTGGGAACTAATACGTAGATGGGCAGAAGATAGTGGTAGAGCTGATAAAACAGATCGAGCTATGTTTGCTTTTACTAACATGATTAGAAGTATTAATAACAATAACATGTTTACATACTCTACTAAAATCATGGCAGCAACTGACGATGCTTTTACATTTTTACTTGGCAGAGCTAAGATGAGAGAAAAAGCTATGCGTCAGGTTTTAGACATGCAGGGTAGCGGTATTAACTTACCAGAAATTACTCCTACATTAATGCGAGCATATCAAGACGACTTCTATGGTCAGATATTTGATGCAGCTGGTAACATAAAAGATGAGGCTACTAACTTTGCACGTAAAGAAGTTACGCTTACGCAAGACTTAACAGGTTTTGCTAAGGGTCTTAACGATGTATTAACAGCTAACCCATACGTTAGACCTTTCTTCTTATTTGCTAGAACTGGTGTAAACGGACTTGCACTTACAGGTAAGCATACACCCGGGTTTAATTTCTTAGTCAAAGAATTTAATGATATAGCGTTTGCATCAGCAGACAATCTAGGATCTCTTAAGAAATATGGTATTAATACTGTAGAAGAACTACAAAACGCTAAAGCTCTACAAACAGGTAGATTTGCTATGGGCTCTGCTATAACCTTTATGGCTGCTCAGATGTGGATGTCTGGTAGATTATCTGGTAATGGACCATCTGACAGACAGAAGAGACAGGGTTGGATAGATGCTGGGTATATACCTAGAACTATACAGCTAGGTGAAGTACGCTTAGGTTATGATTCTATAGAACCTTTTAACCTTATACTATCTACAATCGCTGATGTAGGTGATGCTAGTATGTTAATGGGTGAAGAGTGGACAGAAAGAGAGCTACAAAAGATATCATTAGTTATAGCACAGTCTATATCTAGTAAGTCTTATATGGCTGGTATCCAACAGTTAGTTGACTTAGCAGCTGGACGCCCCGGTCAGGTAGAACGTATTGCTGCTAGTATAACTAACAACACTATACCTTTGGCTGGTTTACGTAATGAAATGGGTAAACTACTTACACCACATATGCGTGAAATCAACTCAGGTGTATTCCAGTCATACCGTAACCGTAACCTTTTTGCTGAGTATCTCCCCGGACGTGACCTACCAATTAAATACGATTTACTAAACGGTAGACCTATTAAAGAGTACGACTTTATGACTAGAGCATTTAACTCTGTCAGTCCAGTATCTCTAAATTTAGATAGATCAGAAGGTAGAAACTTCTTATTTAATAGTGGTTATGATCTACGTATGTCTACATATTATGCACCTGATGGTACTAACCTAACTGACGACCCTGATATTAGATCAGTATTCCAACAAGCTATAGGTGAACAAAATCTAGAATTTGAACTTGACAAACTATCAAGAGATCCAGAGATGATAGCATCTATGAACTTGATGATAGCGGATATTAAAGCTGGTAAACGTGGCGAATTTGATGCTAGAGATTACTACCACAACCAAGTAATTGATAGGTTATTTAAAAATGCTCGTAAGGTGGCTTGGAATAAAATTAAGTATAACGAAAACATAGCTGCTTTGATTGCAGAACAAGAAGAGAAAAGAGCTAAGCAGTTAAATAAAAAGTTCTCTTCGTACAATCTACAAAATATGTATAAGTAATGGCAACAACCTTTCACGATTATAATGGTAATCAGGGAACAGGAACAAATAATGCGGAGTACAACTTTTCTTTTCCCACCTTCAAACAAGAAGAAGTGAAAGTAGAAGTTGACAACGTAGTAAAAGATTTAACAACTCACTTCACTGTTCCCACTTATTCAGCTAATACTGGTGGTAAAATACGATTTACTGCTGGTAACATTCCCACCTTATCTACCCAAAAGGTTAGAGTTTATAGACAGACAGATGTAGACGCAGCTAAGGCTACGTTTACAGCTGGTTCTGCTTTAAAAGCTAACGAGTTAAATACAAATATGACACTGCTCTTACGTAGTACACAAGATCGTACTAGCGATAAGAACATACAGACTCATGATCTGAACGACAGGGCAGTTACAACAGATAAGATAAAAGACGGAAATATTACTACAGCTAAATTAGCTAACTCGGTAGTTACAACAACACAGATAGCAGCCGGAACGATTGTAAACGATGACATTAGTGCCAGTGCTGCTATAGATGGTTCAAAAATTGATCCTGACTTTGGATCACAAAACTTATCTACATCTGGTACAGCAGCTACAGGTCCTCTAACAGTTACAGGTAACATTACTGTATCTGGTACTGTAGATGGCAGAGATTTACAAAATGACTTTACTAAACTAGACGGTATAGAAACGTCAGCTACAGCAGATCAGACAGCAGCAGAAATTAGAACACTTGTAGAAGCTGCCACTGATAGTAATGTCTTTACAGATACAGACCATAGCAAATTAAACAATATAGAAACTGGAGCTACTGCCGATCAAACTGCTGGTGAAATAAAAGCTTTGTATGAAGGCAACAGTGACACTAATGTATTTACTGATGCACAGGTAATCAAACTTGGTAATATAGAAACAGCAGCGACAGCTGACCAGACTGCTAGTGAGATAAAAACACTGCTACAATCTGATAAGCTTACGTTGTCTGAGATGAATACTACATCTTTAGATAGCAGATACTACACAGAAACAGAAGCTGAAGCTTTATTCCTAAGACAGGATTCTTCAGAAACTATTGCTAGTGGTACTGCATGGTCTAACACTGATGGTAAAGTAGCAACTACAGCTGCAATCAATGCTCGTATTATTGACCTTATTGATGATGTCGGTGGTTTTATAGCTA